TAGTGAAAGCACCAAACTCACAATCCTCAAACCACGCATATATAGTATACGTGACGGTATTATCTCCAGTAGCACCAGTAGCGACTGGAGATAGACAGGTAAGCATAAAATAACCCCAGGTGACCTGCTGATTCTTGACATCAAGCCAAGGAGCAGGACCTATCCAAGGTATCTTAATAGTACCACTAGTATCTCTACAATCAATCTCAACATTGGGCATTTGAGATTTAGTGGTAAGATTCAAATCCCTGGCAGCTCTAACACCAGTAGGGTGTTGAGTATAATAGGGAAAGACTCTAGCGATACACCTACCCTGTGTAAAGGGCTGAGCATTAATAACAACTCTAATACAAACAGTAGCTCTAAAAAGAGCTACACCAGCAAGCTTGGAAAGGAAAGGTTCATTACCAAGCACCTGGCCTATGCTGAAAGAATCAATATCATCTCCAGCGGCATAGGAAGCATTCCAAGTTCCAGTGTCCATAACAACCGGACGGGCTAAGAAATTGGATAGAGTTGGATCAACAACAGGGCGGGTACCTAATGAGTAAGCGGCAGATCGCTCTGCTGGAAACTCAGTAGTTTTAGTCATGGCATCATCAATAAACTTGGTGGGGCCAATATTTACCTCCAAAGAGGCGACTGATCCATAATGGGGATCAGGTGTGGAAACCGTAGTACGGTTATCCATTATATCATTAAGAACAGAATCAGCAGCTGTGGGTCACAGCACGGCATACAGCTATAGTTGCCGCGCAGTTGTTTGTTTAGGTATTTGGGAACCTACGGACATCTCCTCTAAACCCTTTTTCGTCAAGATCCTCACTGCTACTAACAAACATAAACTTGCAGAGTACGGCAGGACTAATAGTAAGCTATCATGCTCAGAGTGGCCGCCTTATTACAGCTCTGTGAGCTCCATTCAGGTCTACAGCCATAGGCTTTAAACATAGCATAGCTAAATTTCGGAAATAATTCATTGTAAACTTCCTCAGAGTGCAAGGAAAGTTCTCGAACCGCAAGGTTCATATTATCAATCTCATCCTGAATCGTAGATGAAGATTGAGTCCAATAAGGAAAAGATTTGATGGTGGTCAAAGATAAAGGTGCTACATATATCTTATAATCATCATCAAACCTAAATCCCCTTTTGAGGAAAGTACAGTCCTCAAGGCGCTTGAACCCGCCCACTGCTTGCTTATCAGCACCAGTCACAGTATAGCCAACTTTACCCAAAACCTCGGCTACCTGCGAAGGTTGAACAGGTATACTTTCTGAAACAGACCAAACATTATCATCACCAAGAGCTATCATTTCAAAATTGCCCTTAATAAGACTCAAAGTTTTAACGGCCTCGTCCCTAGTGACACTTAAGTGATTCAAGTCCACTGGTCTTGTCATAGAAACAACAATACCATATAGAACAAGACAGATATTACTTAACGTATTACAAGGAGCCGTCATGGGATTACCAGATGCTATCCCACCACAGAGCATATACAGAACTATGCCTTGGGCTTGAACAGAATGGTGAATTTCCTTTACGAGAGCCCTTCTAATAAACTTGTCCTCTTCGGTCGCGTCGACATAATACGCTTCCAAAATGGCACAAGCTACTATGATAAATTCTATAACTGCTTTCTGATCAAAGAACTTGTAATCAAAATCACAAACCCTATGACCAAAGCGATTAAGTCGTTTGGCAGCTAAGTCCCATTCTATGGAATACGGATTCATACCTATTGCACTATGGTTAAGAATTCTGTTCTTCATTAAAGCTCGCATGGCATCACCAAAATACATCCTAACGAGAACAGTATAGTCCAAAGGAGAAGCAGATATAAGTCTAGCTCTAAGATTCTTTGGAGAAGGTCTAGTTTCATCTTTTCTAAACTGTTGATATATAACACCTAACGGCGCCTCTTGCTTAGCACAATTGATGAGATCGTTTACTGAGGTTTCAAGCTCAACATAAGCAGGGGAGTCGAAAGTAAAATCAACTTCTTTTCCAAAGAAGGCGGACTTACCGGGACCGTAAGTCGACCATTTATATCCAGCACTAGTACCCCTGGGGATCGAATTAGCAAACTCGACTCCGGGAATACCACCGCAAGCTTCTTGCATGGTCCAAAGCCTAGGAGCCCAAGGCTGGGCACCTATATTGGCTTTATTCCACGCTATATCAACAACAAATTCCTTAATACTAGATAAAAGTTCCATATTGACATCTACCGGACCAGGACCGTAACCCTTAAAACACTCTTTAGCGGGGTCATAAATACCGTCAGGAGTCTTATAAGGCCTCAGTCTAGCCGGATAAACACAATTAGGCTCTATCATACCAAAAACTCTAGTCTTCTTAAGCCTAGAATCTGGATTACCAGTACTAGCGTATTTGGGTTCTATACAACCTATAACAGCTTGATAATCACCATTTTCATTAGGCTCTATTCCGCAGGAACAATTAGCTTGAGGCGTGAGAAGAGCCTCACACTCAGCAACAAAAGTCTCACATAGAGCTCTGTCAAAAACACGGCCAACATTCAAACTTCCATTTCCAGCAACATGATACCCCAACAATTTGGGAGTACTAGAAGTGTTATGCCACAGCAAAGAACCGCAATCACCTTTAACAGCACTTAAATGATATTGCAAGTAATCAGAAGCTATATAATTAGTATAGACGTGATTCTTATTATATAAAGCATTGACTGAAAACTGAGATATAGATCCCGCAGTAGGTTTCACAAAAACACAAGAAACTTGGTCTCTAAATATTTTATCATCCAAATATACCATATACTTGATCAAATCGGTATGCATATGTGACTTAGGAAGAAAGAGAAATAAGCAATCTTCAAAAACATCATTGGTATCGTCATCATAATGCGTCCACGAGCAATCATCTAATGAAATAGTCCTAGAAGCGTCGACACTCTCAAGATAATACTTAATATCTTTATATTTTTGGTAACCGTCCTCCATAAGATGCCTGAAATGTATAGGCATTACAGCGTAACGGTCCTTAATAAAGGTAACAAAACCCATAGAGGTTCCGCGAGTGTCCTTAAGTATATAAGTGTTGGCTCTAGCAGCTTTTTCAATCATCTTAATTTGCATTTCAGACGTAGCAGGATCAGCATTAGCCTGAGGCTCACAACGGCCAAGTTTCCCATGTTTAGGTTTCAAGACCTTAGGACCAGCCTTAGGATCTTTGACTTTAACATCATGAGGACCCTTAGATTGAGGCTCCACAACATTTTCACGCTTTACTTCTGGTTCAGCTTTCTTTCCAAAAAACTTAACAAAAAGAGCGAAAATAAGTGGTAGGACATAAATCGACATGGAATAGGACTTAAGAACCTCTACCCATCCATCAACAAAGTGAGTTGACATTTCTTGGGCACGTTGTTCATCAACAGTAAGATACGTCTGGACTATGAAACTCCTAATAGTAGCTGGATCATTTTCAACCAGCCACATAATAAGAACAGTATCAGTGTGACGTCTTGTCATAAGTGTCCACAGCGCGGCCGCATGGGCACGCGTAAGGCCATATTTCCTACATACAGCTATCCAAAATCTCTCATATGTGACGGGACCGTCCTTCAATATAGACACCCGCCATGGCAAAAGATTTCTAACACCAACAGCTTGATAAAGAGTAGTTGGACCTAGACTTAAAGATCTTACAATACTATCCGTCCAGTCCAAACCTATTTGTTCTTCATGACCTAAACCTTCATCATCTGGCTGGTAAGCAGCATAGCCATAACCTAATCGTTCTTGGGGAACATAATACGTGTTATTTCCTATACCATTGATCCAAGCTCTCGGATAATCCGCAAGGGCCTGAGGAACCATGTCATAAGAATTAATAGTCTGCGCCAAATTGGTGCGCAGAATATTGCCTCTCCGTTGCATATCCTTAAACTTTGCAGTAACATAATCCAAAGCTTGATAATAATCCATTTTAGAAGCCAAATTTATTCTATTTTCCTTGCCTCTCCCGGAATCGTCTTTAGCATAAAAATTATAGAGATAAATCTCATAAGTTTCCTTGGAAAAACCACCGGAATAAACAGGATGTTCAAGATTCGGCTTCCTCTCCCACATGGGCGCATCTGGATTAATAGCGTATTCTTTCTTAATAGTAACGAAGAAAGGGGCCGCTATTCTCCTAGCAAAAGCCTCTGGATACGAAATAGGCATCTCATTAGCATTATCAAAACGCCAACAATTAGTAGTAGCATATACTATTTTGGACTGAAAGGTAGTATTACCCTTATGAGTCAAAGACGCCATATGCAATATATATTCTTGAGTACCGACCATTTTCATAAGATCGGTGATATCATTACACTTGTTTTCGATAGACATAGGTGTAATACCAACCTCATCAAACATAACGCACCACTGGGAATTATAACCATCCCAGAAATCCGTATCGATATTACGAGCGTAAATTTCAGACATAGGATTTTTCTTAAAATTAGAACGTCTCTCTGAAGGTAAAGTCCGACAGAGCAATTCCTGCAAAAAGAACGTACCCATCATAGTTTTGCCGACACCAGTGGTACCAGTACACATAACTAGACATGGAGTATCTCTCATATAAGAATCACTCCAGCCACAAGCTTTGACATGCTTGACTATTATGTCTAACCGAGACATCCATAGCTTGATAGCATCAAGCTGACGAGGTTTATCTCTAGG